TCCCATGGCGTTAGATCGGTATCAGTGAGTCTGCACCATGCTGAGATTTCTTGGTAGTCAATAGGTGCTGGGCCTTGCCGTGCGAAGCCAATTTGGGAAAGCATTTCGATTAGGTATGCGCCCTGAGCGTGGTCAGGTAGTTTTTAGGCGAGAATCTTTGGGGTCTAGCTGTCTTGATCTTTGTTCCTTTTCGCCCTCTGGCACAACATGAAGCCATGCCAGGTGACGAACAGCCAGGTCTAGCTTTTCCCTGACTTGCTGAAAAAAAGGGAACGCTTTTGAATCGCCACACTGATCTGGCTGACGAACCAGTCGAGGCTCTCGTCTTTCAGCATCGCAAGCGCTTCAGGGCTATCGGGCTGGATTGCCTTGCCGTCTACCTCGACGTTCTGCCATGAGACTATACATGATTGCAGCAACTTAGCGCCACGCTCTGACGCCTGAGCTTCGTCGGTGGCGTCAAAGTCACGGGCAAGCTCTACAGCGGCGGCGCGGTAGGCTTTAGAATCGCGTCCGTACACCTCAACAACAATATCAGTCTTGCCGCCAAGTGGGTCTTGAATGGGCACGGTTGCCGTGTCTTTACGGGTGAATGATCGAATATCCATTAAGTTGCAACCACTGGAACTAGCTTCTTGGACAGCCGCACGGCAAAGCTGCCCCCATAGATACTGTTAGCGCTGCCCGGATTATATTGAAACTCGGACACAACACCGGTGGTGTAGATAATAGCGCCGGTAGGGTCTTCAAGTTTTACGCTGTGCTTCAACGTTGCGTTCGGACCATCTAGGCCAGATCGAAGGACATCTTGACCAGCGTTGGTTGCGTCGTGCGCAATATCACCCGAAAGCGATCCGTAATCAATGCTGCCAGCGACCGGCTCAACCACGCCAGTATCAATCGGGGTAAATGTCGGCATTTCCCGCGTTCCGCCGAATGCTCCGATGTTGCCAACCTCTCCGACCAGCTCATAAGTGAGCGCGGCATAGCCATCATCATCAAATGTATCAGGCTCACCTTGGACGATGGAAAACTTTGTGCCTAAACTTGTACCAGCCATAATGTAATCCTCTAAACTTCAGTTTTGATATAACCAATTCTAACACATTAACCTGATAGGTTCGCAACCTGTTCATCTATTGATCTGTCAAGCTCTCTTAAGCTGACCCGAACCATGCCCTCCGCCGCCTGAGTAGACCAGCCGTCGAACTCCAGCTTACCGATATAAGGCAGGTTATTAGTCAAGTACCAGACGTTTCCGGGGGCCTGATGGGTGTCGCCCGCAATACCTGAAATCGTAGCAGTGCCGCTCCTGTCGGTTGCCTCTGTCGTCCCCGACGCTGGACTGCCGATTGATGCTTGCCAGTTCCCGCGCGCCTGCCCGCCTGTATAGCCCGGTGGTGGCGGGCCTTGCCATAGGCTAGGATTGCCGACCGGAGTACGCAGAACGATGCGACGAGAAAGGTCTAGGAGCGTACCCCGAACAACCTTATCCATTCGGTCGCCAGCAATGCGCTCTATATCCCTTAGCCTGCTAAAGTCGAAGTTAGCCAAACGCCCTCCAGTTCACGCTTACCGGCATTAGCCACCAGCCGCCTGAAGCCAATCCTTGCGCTACGTTCACTTGCTCGACCACTACACTCTGCCCCTCGAATACAAGCATCGTCCCGCGTGTAAAGTGTGCCGTGATCGAATCAATAAGCTGATGCGATTCAAATTTATAATCGTCAAGGGGTGCGTAGATGCTCACTTGGTACACGCCGATGAAGTCTGTTGATCCGCCAGGTTCCATTCCAACTGTTGAGGACGTGGCGGGCAGGTAAGATTCACGGAGCCAGGTGGTGCCCTCTACAGGCGTGTACTTTGCGTTTTCATACGCAATAGGAGGCGCGGCTGGCAGAGAGCCAAGGCGTGATGATAGTGCTGCGCTGATCTTTCTGTGGCTCATGCTATACCCTCAACTGGCAAATATAGATCACGTCTGCGCCAGACTTGGTAATCGGCTGCACATCCATGACCCGGAAAGTCTTTCCCTGTACCTGGGCACGCCAACCTTGCTCGGGGGCTTCGTCCACTTTGTTTAGAATCAGTCGCGTGTCTGATCGCTTGATAACGGTGCCGTCAACTTCTGCGTTTTGGAAGCGGGACGGATAGCCGAATCCTGAGACCACGCTCTCAGTTGCAGGGGTAATTATCTCACCAGTTGCCGGGTTTCTGACCTCATCGGTTTCATAGGTAAGCGACACGGCTTCCCCGAATTTAGCCAGCAAAGTAGTTGCAGTGTCAACAATGCTCATACACGCACCACACGGAACGCGCTAGACCCATGACCGCCTAGGCGAAGTATCTTGTACAGGGCTGCGCTAATGGTGCGCACAATGGTCTGAGAGGCTGCGCTGTCCATATACTCAACTTCGATAACGTCAACCTTTTCGCGCTTGGTTGCTCGCTCTATAATCCGAAGCGGGTCAAGCTCTGCATCAATCGCCAGTGCTGCGGTATACACGCCGTTCTTTAGCTCTTTTGGTATCGTCTCACGCTCAATGTAATAGCGGTCAATGTAGACTTCATCACGCGGCCACTGTAGCGGCTGGGACTCTTTGTGCTTGTCACCGATAAACGCCAGGCTTTCGATGTAGTCCATGGCCTTAATTAACAGCACGTCTGTTGCAGCGGTAAGCGTCACGCCGCGATCAGCCGCGTAGGTCGTTAGCTCTGCTTCGGTGACATAGGAGTTCGCCCCCGCAACAACAGTACCGTCTTCAACAACAATCGTCGCCATGCTATACCCAGCCGTGTTGCTTCATGTGTTCGACTTCGTTCGGATGCACGTCTGCGCTCTTTCCGTCGCGGGTCATTTTGACAAGATCGGTCTTGTCTTGCGCTTTTTTCACTATAGCTAACGCGCCTCTGCTTCTTCGGTCTATGTTCGGTTTCCATTATAACGCTCCGATATAAAAAGGGGCGGCTTATGCCACCCCTCTAGTTTACGCCACTTCTGCCTTAACCCAAAATAGTTGCAACAAAGTCCGGCTTCCAGCAACGCTGGCCCCATACAGCGGCAACCTCGAACATCGCTTTACGATAGCCTTTGTATGAGCGGATGGCGAACACCAGGCCGGAGCTTGGGTCTTGTACCATCATCTCATCATCAGCAGTATCGCCACCAGCAGGCACGGCAGGCGCTCGCATAACAAGCTCAATCGCGTTCCGATGGAATGCAATGTTGCCGGTGTAGCTGCCACCTACTGTGATTGCAGCATCGTCAGCCGGCGCGACACGAAGGCCGGGAGAAGCAATCTCGAATTGCCCGTCAGACAGTGCCACGGTAACGACATACTTGTTCGTGTCGCCAGCAAAGGTAACAACGTCGCCCGCTACGATAGTGCTTGTGCCGGTATCGGCAAGGATAACAGTATCGCCAGCAGCCTGAGTTCCGTTCACCTGATTGCCCGTGCCAGTGCCCTGCGTATGCGCCTGAACGCCTGCCGACTCTTTCAGCATGATGCCTTGGAGATCCAGCAACGCGCCTTGACGCAATAGCTCAGCCCCGCCAGACTCGTTCACCTTCTGAAGCTGTGCCAGGTTGCGGAGTTTGGTGCCAGCCAGGGTGTTCAGAACCATTGTGATCTGGTTGTCGATTGGCGTGCCGTTGTCCACCAGAATCTGACGGGCCTCTGCAACAACATCGAAGTCCGACCCGAAAGGAGTAGTGCCAGCAGTGCCGACAGCGCGTGATGCGTTCTGATAGCCTTCAATCAGCACGTCCGCCTCGATCTCGTTAGAAATCGTGCGCATCGCTTGGCGAATCTGATCACCATAGATGGTATCGAACCCGCTGCCGTTGTTGACATGCTTCATGTCCTCGCCAGTCCACGGAATCTGTACAGCGCGATCCTTGGAAATGGTCAGGGTCTTGTTATCTACCGATTGATCAGTTCCCTCGGGAATGGTCATAGACGGGGATGGACTAATAGCGGTCGCTTGCCGGGTGAAGAATGAACGAATGGGATCACCGATTGAGGCACGTTCGTTGCTAGTGTTGCGCATTACGCTAGATGATGCGCCTGTAAGCTCTCGGCCTACAATGTCGGCAGCGGTATAAATATCGCCTGCCAGGTCTGTCAATACGTTAGCCATGGGGCTACCTCTGAGTTAGTTAGTCTGCGACAACCTTGCCGCCATCTTTGATAAACTTCGCGCGCTCATTCTGACCCATTGAGTCAAACTGCGCCCTTTTTGCTGACTTATCGCTCGCAGCCCCGCCGCGTGCCCCGGTAGCCCCACCACCGCTTGAACCGTTACCATCGACCAGGAATGGAAACTCCATGGTCAAATGCTCTTTCAACTTATCGGCGGTAACTTCGATGCCGCCAATTTCGTATGTTACTGTTTCGCCATCGTGCTTTGCGTACCGGCCAACGTAATCAGCCAATACCTCTGCCCGCTTGGTGTCGGATTTAGCCAGGTCATTACCGATGCGGCTGGCCTTCTCCTTAATGTCTCGCTGCTGAAGCTGCTCTTTCCACGTCTTATTGGAATTGCGCTCTTCTTCAAGCTCTGCCTGCGTCTTCTCGTAAAGCTCTTTGAACTCGCCTTTCTCTTTCTGGCGCTCTTCGTCGGCTGTACGCTTCGACTCTTCTAGTTCTCGCGCTTTCTGGCTGGCGGATTTCTTCTCGTCTAGCAACTCGTCAACCTTTTTCTTTAGGCCGCCGGTTTGCTCTTCAATCATCGCCTGCACTTCGTCTTGCGTGTAGGTCTTTGTGCCTTCGCCTGAGCCAGCCTCGCCTTCACCGCCGCCACCTGCTTCACCATCAGCACCGGCCTCAGCCATGTAGCCGTTTTTGTGCCATCAACATCCGCATCAATCTGTTCATCTTTAGCCCCTAGCTAAAAGTTATAACAGGCCACAAGCCTATTTCGAAACAGTATAGCACATTCCGTTGACTTTTCAAATAGGCATAAAAAATGCCCGCACTAGGCGGGCTTGTCTTATACCGTTTAGCTATAACCCTGCGCGGCTAAACACCTCCGGCTCTTTCAATCGCATCTCTGCCAGGGTCAAGGGCTCGTCAAAGTTGTTAGACACCAGCCGCCTAAACTCTTTGTTATCCAGGCCGGCACTACGGAACAGCTTGCCCTTTGTGGTGCCTAGAACCTCATTCTGGAACCCTGCCGGCTGTGTGCGCAACCACCCGTAATAGGTTCCGGCCTGCGTAGTCTTCGCGCCCTCTGGCCCCACGGCTGCGCGGGTTTCGTTGCCTCTGAACAGGCTGAACTCTGGTTTAACCTTGGGAATGATGGTTGACCGGCAGCCTGGATGAGCTGGTGGCCGTGGTCCGCTGTCCACTGGATACATCTGACCGTCTCTGAGCTGACAGACATTAGATGTCCGGCTATCTAGTGTAGACGACCATTCAACGCCCTCTAGCACGTCCTCGTTGGCGTTGTACGTCATATCCTTAGCGACGGTAGCGAAGTGGTTAGTGGCCGTCCGTGCGATCAGTCGGGCGCTTCTCTGGGTAGTGGCAAGCGTCCCGTCGTTGAAGTTCGCCGCCTTGGTGCCTCGGATGCGCTGCACCATCTGGCTGGTGGTCTGCCCTTCAAAGAAGCCTGAGCGAACAATGCCTTGAACTTTGGTGATCTCGCTATCAGTGAAGCCTTTAACCAAGTCTTTCAGCACAACCGCTGTATTGCCAAACTGCATGGGCCTTGCCAGTGCTGCGCTGATCACCTGTGCAGACGAGGGAGCCTTTATGGTTGCGCTTACCCCACGGCTAAGAGCCTTCTGTGTCCATTCTGTTTCTGATATTGCCAGCGCTTCGAGGCCATCTGTCAGCTCCTTCCCATAGCCCGCATAGACCGGAGACATCTGTACACGAAGCTGACGGTTTATTTTGTTCATTAGGCGTTGCGAAGAAATCTCACCGGCGTTCGACAGCACGTCACGTATCACACGATCAGCTTGCTTCAGGTAATCATCAAATAGATTACCGTTAGACGCACCTAGCCGCTGGGTGTAAATGCTGTGCCGGATGAACTGGTCGAGAAATTCATTCGCCATTAAATGACGCCCCGCCTAACGCTGGCCCCAGGTCGTCCCCGGCGTCTGCGTCTATTTCCTCATCGGTGCGGGCAGGGTCAACACGGCCACCTTGGCGGAGGTTGCGCCTGACATCTTGCTTGGCGATCAGAGCACGGTCGTATAGCGCAATGTCTGCCATGACCTGCTGCGGATCTATGCCTTCCTGGAAGAAATCGGTATTCAGTCTGAACTCTACCTGGTCAGGGTTTGCGCCTTGGTAAATGGCCATATCTTCCAGCGTTGCCTCAATGACCTCGGATGCGTTGCCTACCATAGTCTCTAGAACGCTATGCTCTGACGCTGCGTTGATCTTTGCAGTCTCGGCCGTTTCTGCTTGTCCGCCTTTGCTCACCAGCTTTGCGCCGATGGATGCCATTTCTTCGCGTAGGTCTTGCAGTGCCACCCGCAGGCTTGACGACTCCGGTGCTGTTGCCTGGGTGAACTTACCGTTAGGCCCAAGGAAATGGCCGGCACGAGCGCCGACGATAACGCCGTTAGGGTTAGCCTCCGCAAATGCCTCTGGCGACAGATCCGAGCTAATGCCAAGCGTTAGCTGGCCGTGAATAAACAGGTTCTCCCGGTGGTCTGCCGTGGTCTGATAGTGGGCAATGTTCAGCTCTGCCATGGGGTACAAGGGCGGCATGTCTGGTGTGTTCAGGTTGTTCGTGGAGCCGGCAATGTGAAACGGGATGCGGTTCCATGTCGCGTCCCCCGCGCGCGGTGCGTACTCTTCTGATACTGGCTTATCATCTGCATCATAAATCTGGACAGTAAACACGCCTTCATTCAGCCGTAACACCCTGTACTGATGCGTGCGACGGATCTCGAATTCATCAACCTGGATATCTAGCGGCTCACGAAGCACAACCAACGTCAAGACAGACTTCCCGCCCATCATCTCTGTGTGCCCGTTTATGATTGACTCGGCAGGGTATAGGCCCATGTAGGGGCGCAACTCTAGCGACTGCACTTGGTCACGGGTCAAGCCTTCCGGGGGTCTCTGGGTAATCTGCTAGGAGCCCGTAGCGCCCTGTTTCCATTAGCTCGCCACAGATTTCTTTAGCGACCTGAGTAAGCGATTGGCCAGCGCCGTCAGCGTCTTCGGACACGTAATCAAGCAAAGGCGGGATCTCGACTTCTGGCTCATGGCGAAAAATTGAGCCAATCAAAGCATCCTTGGTACGACCTGTAATGTTCAGGTAATACGCGCCTTTCTTGTATTGCTTCTGGCGCTCAATATCAACCGGGTTGAACGTTCGCAGGAAGTCACCATCATAGACCGCCTTGCCACCAGCGGTTGCGGCTCTGGTCTTTTCCCATATATCCAGCATGTTCTGGTATTTGGGATGCGTTGTAGATACTGGCATAGCGCGACTTCCTGATGGTTTTTTGCATTGTATCACATGGAGAATTTAACGGGCATATGGCTGATTGGTTTACGTATTGGCATCTCATACGCAATAGGGTAGCCAGTGGCGTCGTTCTGATGGTCGAAGCCTGACTGCTTATCGGGCTCGCCGTTCTTGTCGTATGCCTGCTGCTCAAGGCAGGAAACCACGCTCGGGCACTTGGAATCGTTAACCCATAGCTTTCCAGACTCAAGGGCAGCGTTAACGGACAGTATTCGATCCTTGACCATCGGGTTCTTTTTGTTCGCCCTGACCCTGAAGCCCGCCTGCTCTAGCAGCGCAATATCTGAGGTTGATGCGTTGATTGTCTTTCGGCTAGATCCGCTGGCGTCAGGGTAGATGTATATAATGTGCCCGTCATAGCGTTCATTAACCACCTTCACCAGATCAGGCGTATCGTAGATGCCCGTCAGCTCATCGACTGCATGCCAACCATTAGGGCGCTTCACATAGACCGTTGAGGCCATGGCCCCGACGTTGAAGTCCTGGCCGATAAATAGAGGTTCTTGCTCCTTGATCGCCTCAGCACTCCGGCACCTTGCCCTGTCATATGCGTTGTATATTGTCCCGCTCGTCAGGTTAACGAACCGGCCTTCAATGTA